GTATTACTCCACCTTTAGTTTTTTCCTTCATCTTAAAAGGTAAAACTAAAAGTCTCCATCCAGTTGGTTTTGGTAATTTTGGTTCTTCTTTTGTAGGTTGTACACCAACAAGTTTATTGTTTGGTTTTAATATCGATGACTGTTCCTTCATTTTGCTCCTTATCTTCTAGCAGGTTAGAGAGTTCCTGTAGCACTGCTTCTAAAGCAGTTATTTGTCCAACAATATACCTATACTTTTCCATATTGTCAATGCTGCCTGACGTTATCGTTACAGATAAAGCATCGGATCTTGTTTTTATAAACTTAATTAGTTTTGTTATGACGTTTTCTAATTGCATCTTTTCCTTTCTTAAATATTGCAGCAACTTGTCTTTTACCCATAACCTTGGCGCGCTGTTCACCAACAGTTAAAATCTGAATTTTCCTCGCAAACGTCTTATTAACCTTTTTAACCTTCGCGACCGTCCTGCGAGCATCACTTGGAGTCGCAAATTTAATTCCGACAGTATCTTTTGGATTTTCATCTGTGTATAATCTCCTTCCAGATCCTTTTGGTTTTTTACCTGTTCCCACTTTGGGATCTCTATTTTTTCTCATTTAACATTTCCATCTTCTGCGAGCCTGACGAAGTCTTGAGTTAGGATCTTTAGCAGCTTTAGGAAACTTTTTCATTTGTCCTGCACTTCTTGCGCAGAATGATTTACGTCGTTTAGCAGCTTTTGATCCTGGTTTGACTTTGCCAGTGACCGCTGTTTTTAATTTAGAACCAGGGTTTGCTCTTCTATATGCAGCAACACCAGCTCTTGTCATTCCAGCCCCTTTTTCAGTAGGTCTAAAATTTTTTTTATTTCTTGCAGGCATTTTATCCTGTCTTCTCATTATCTCATCCCCATTCTTCTAGCCATAAATCCACCCATCATAGCTTGTTTTCTTTTTGCAAAAGTTTTTACATTTGTTGGTTTACCACCAACACCTTGTGCAACTGCTCTCTTTCTTTGTACAGCTGATCTTCTTTGCCCCTCTGTCATACGTCTTGCTTTAGCAAGTGGGACACATTTTGGATACTTACGTTTTGCATCTTTCTTTTGTTTTGATCTTCCACATTTTGAAAAAGAACCATCTTTCTTTTTACTTCCTATGTCTACCCACTTTTGAGCAAACCATTTTTTAAGTCCGTTGCTAGCCATTACGAATTCTTTCCGTAAGCCCTGCCTCTGCCTTTCATTGCTAACTTACAACCTCTTCCACCTTTTTTTAAACCTTGTCTTCTTAATCTTTCAGTGGCTTCCATTAATCCACCACCCATTTTTTTAACTCTAGCTTTGTCTTGTTGTTTAGCTTTAGATTCTTTTACAAATTTTCTAATTGTTTTAACAGCGCCTGGCGTTATTACTTTTCCTATTCTTCTAAGTGTTTCTTTTGTGCGCATCATTCCGCCATCTTTCATTCCTAATTCTTTTCTAATTTTTTCTAAAGCTTCTTTTTTAGAGTCTTTTCTTTTTTTAATTAATTCAATTGAATTTGTTTTTTTATCGTTTTTATTTGATTCTTTTATTTCTCCACCAGCTGCAGCAGGTTTACGACCTCTAAAATCTTTTCTCTTTACACCAGATGGATCTTTAATTTTACCCGCACAAATTTTGCTAGCATATGCGTTCGCGTATGCACTGGGGTACACTCGAAATTTTCGCTTCGCTGCGGCTTTACCTCTTGGACATAATTTAGTCATTATGGTTTCCTTTGACTTTTTAATTTTCTTTTTTCTTCACTCATATTACCAAATGGTAATTCTTTAATTTTACCAGGTTTACCCTCTTTAATATTTCTTTTTGTAAGAGGTAGTGTGCCTTCTCTAGCCTGCATTCTTTTGCCTGATTTTTTTGTGAGAAAAATTTCACCCTTTTTCTTTTTCTTGTTTTTACCGTTAATTACGCCTCTACCTTTTAAGATATCAGCAAAAGTTACTTTACCATCTCCTGTTAAATCAGGAAATTTTTTACCGGAACCTTTTTTCATTCCAAATCTACGGCCCATCATTCCGCCGCCCATTTTTTTAACTCTGGCTTTATCTTGTCTGTCAGCTATATCAGCTATTTTTTTATTTATTTTTGGTTGATTAGCTTTTGTTCTTAAGGAAACTCTACTTTTTGGATCTTTAATACCATACTCCGTCATCACTCTTTCTCTTGTTTTAATGATGTCGTCTTGTTCAGATCTTTTCTTTGCTAAATTTTTTCCAATTTTTGGAACTACATATCTAAAAAAATATCCAGGCATTATTTTTTTCCTCCGTTTCTAAATATTTGTGTACCCTTTATACCAAAAATCGACGCAACTACAAGTATCCAAAGGTTTGTGAACCATGTAGGTAGCTGCGAAAAATATTGAAAAAATAATTCAACCTTCTGCATCGCAGTTGGGTCGTCTGATACGACTGCCCAAATTAAAACAATCACGGGCGCCGAGAGAATCACCAAAACAAATTCGTCTTTCCAGTCGTTTTGTCGAGCCTCTAGTAATTTACCCTGGTAAGCCTCTTCACCTCGGGCCATACGCTCAGCATGCATTAATCTTGCATCAGACATTGCTTGTTTCGTCTTCTGCCTGTTAGCATAAAGCTTACTACCAGTAGAGACGGCTAATTTTATTGCCGATAACCACATATTAGTACGCTTTAGAGTTTCTTTTCTTTTCTGGTAACATTCTTTTCTGACCGCCAACTGGCATTTCAGGTTTTCCTGTACCAATTAAGTTAAAAGCTTTGTCAGCAGTTGTTTTAGATCTAGGATCTACTTCAACACTTTGCTCTGCAACCTTAACTTCTTTGATTTTGTCTAGTCTTTGCATTTATGCTCCTTTTTTTACCCCTTTTATAACACCTTTGTTCTTAGATGCATAGAATATCTTTTCACCCCTCTTTTTTCCATACTGTTTTTTCATAGATTTCATGATTTTTTTACCTTTTTTGTTAAGTGGCATTATTCTTCTCCCGTTACTATGGTTGCCTGCTGTGCTCCTGACTTTGCAAGGCTAACTCCAGCTCTTAATTTAGCTAATTTTTCGTTTTGCTCCATTTTTTCGTCTGCAATATCACCTTGTTGCATTAATCTTGCTCTTGCAAGGTCTTGTTGGGCCTCATCATTGTCTCTTTTTCGCTCATTTTCCATCGCACGAAGGTCAACTTCTCTTGCTTTTAGTTTTAATAGTGGGTCAGAGTCAAATTGTGAAGTAATTTTCTTCTCCTCCTTCATAAATTCTTCAGTCATTTCTGCAATTAACACAGATTTTCTAGCTTCAACTTGGTTTGTAAACGCTTGTAGCTGTGCCTGCACCTGTGGGTCCATCGCTGCTTGTTGTTGCATCATTTGCATTTGCATTAATTGCTCTCTAAATTCTAATTGTACCTGTTCTTGTGCCATCAGTGATATGTGCTCCAAAATATTTTTCTGTATCGCTGCCATAACTGCAGGATTATTTCTTACAATGTTAGTTGACATAAAATTTAAGTGTGCAGTTATGTGTGCTCTGTGGTCTTGACCAGGAAAAGCTTGAAAAGGTTTACCAGCTAATGCATTTATATGCTCCATACTTGGGTCCATTGGTGCAGTTGGTGCTGGAGGTGGTAATACTGCATCTACATTTTTAACACCAATTGCATCATACATATTTCTATAAATTTGATACATGTTGTGTAGCTGTGGATTTGCTGTTGCTATTTGTAATTGTGTTTGCGCGAGTGTAATTCTTTGTGACATTGAAAAAATATTTGGATCTGCAACAGGTATTACGTCTATTCTATCATCAAAGTCTGCCTGTTTTACATTTCTTGCACCACCAACAACATCATATGGATATTCTGGTGGTAAATATTGTGAAACTACTTTTGATAATAATTTAAACTCATCCTTCATGGCTGCGTAACATCTTTTGTGTATTGCAGACATAACTCTTGAACCACGTTCTAATAACGCGATAGTTGTTCCTACAGCTGCTGCTTGGTTACCATCACCAACTTGCATATCAGCTATGGCTGCAAATCTTTGACCTGCTTGCACAACAATACCTAGTAAATTTAATAATGTCTGAGATGGTTCTTTGTAAGGTAATGGAAAGAATGCATCACGTAATGATCCGCCTGGTGCATCAACATCTTTGAACTCACCTGGTTGTATTGGTGATGCTTCATCTCTAACTCTAACACCTCTTTGTTTAAATCCTGCAGGTAAGTTTGATAATGTTCCTGCATCTAATAATTGACGGAGAGCCGCCGTTGCGGTACGGCTCAATCCGCCAATCATATGAATGAGTCCAAAGCCATAAAATCCTAGTCCTGGCAGAAATTTAAAATGGACAAAATATTGGATCTTATTTTTCTTTAGATCATTGGGCGCATAGTTTCTCCGTATAGAGAGCACTACTCGGCTGCCTTCTTCTACAGTTACAATGTAGGGCAATTTTATTCCTGTTGGTTGTCCGTCTTGACCAACTTCTTCAAAACCTTCTAAATCTAAATTTACATGACATTCTAGCAAAGTATAAACTGGTTCATTCTTACCAGATTTTTTTGTGCCATCTAATTCACGTTCTTTTTTTTCTAATTCGTTTCTTTCAACATTACCTGGTGGTCCTAATTCTACATCTCTATAGAAACCAGATACTTGTTGTTTTCTTAATTCATTTTCAGATATCTTAACTGTGTGTATCACTGCCTCTGCATCTTCAATACTAGTTGCAGTGTATGGAACAATTAATTCATCTGCAGGTACAAACTTTGATACTGCTCTTCCAAGTGGCACATCGTAGTAAACTTTTTTAAATGTAGATCCTGCAAGTGGTAAATGAAACAACATAGAATCAAACTCTGCTTCATACTCTTGCATTTGGTCCATAATTAAATAGTTCATAAAATCTTTTACACGAGTTGCTTGTTGTTCTGTTTGTGGATTTTTAACACCAATAACTTGTGTTCTAACTGGTCCATCTGATGGCAATAATTCTTTGTAAGCTTGTGCTTGAAACTGTGTGACTGCTTCTGCTAACACTGGGTGTGTTGCACCAGATGCTCCTTGAAATGGTTCTGTTCTGTTTTCGTATTTAAATCCTAGTAAGTCAAGCCCCTCTGTGTATCCTCTCTCCCAATCTTTTCTAGAAGATTTATAATCCATGTAATTTTGCACCATCTCGTTACCGATTGGTTCTAAAACATCGTCTGGTAAAATATCTGCTAAATTATCAAAGTGTGCTTCTGTGCCTGGCACATTGATTGTGCCTGGTTCAAAGTCTAGTGTTACACCACCATCTTCTTCAGGTATTACTTCAATGGGTTTTTTTTCTAATTGTTCTTCTTGTTCCTGAACAGCAACTTCTTGTAACTCTTCTTCTGAAGGTATATCAAGTTTTGTTTTTGTGTTCGGGAGTCCTTTGTCTATTTCTGCCATTTAATACTCCTATTGTTTCTTAACACCTTTTGTTTCATAAGGCAACCCATGAGGCGTTGGTCCTGATACAGGAGGTGGTCCTGATTTTTTACCAATAATACCACCCTCTCTAGCACCTTCAAATGCTAAAGCTGCTTGTCTAGCTCTTAGGGCTCTTCTTTGTTCTGGTGACATTGCTTGTAATTCACCCATTCTTTTTTTGGCAAACTTGCCTGCTTGATATAAACCTTCACCAGCAAGTGATGCGATACCAATGGGTGATGCCACTCTCGCAGCTTTTAATGCAAGTCTAGTTGGTAGACCTAAATTTAAAAATTGTTGAATACCTTTTTGTAAAGCTCTGTTTTTCATTCCCCTTGTTGCACCAATACTTGCCTTAACAAGTTCAGGAGCAGCAGCCAATTCTGCTCCTAAAGTTAATCTACCTACTGGGGATGTTAAATCTAGTCCACCAAGTCCAAGAGTTGAGGCAGCAACTCCGGTTGGAGTTAAAAAACCAGCTTGTGCAGCTCTACCTGCAAATTTTGCAGCATCAGCTAAAAATTGTTTGTCAACAAAACCCTCTGTTCCTGTTCTTTTAAATATAGAACTTAATGGTTTAGATTTTGTTTGAACAACTACGTTTGATTCTTTTGCTATATCTATTATGTTTTGTCTTGCACCCGGAGAAAAATCTTTAAAATTTGATATAATTTTTTCTGGTTTTAAATTTTTACCTGTTTTTATAATTGGGACATCTATTTTATATTTTTTTCCAAATGCTCTAGCTTTTTTATTATAATTAGCAACTCCAGAAAAATCTCCTGCCAAAGCTTTACCAAAAGTCCTGCTAAATTCTGGATCTAATATTCTACCTTTTATACTATTTACTTTATCATCAATAATTTGAGTAGCTTCAATATATCCAGGTGCTCTTTGAAAAGTTGCTGCTTGTCCTGCAACTTCGTCTACAGCTTTACCTGTTTGCCTAACAGCACTAATCATATTTTCAGTGGCTCTTTCAGGCAGTCCTCTTGCTGCATCAGCGATTGCAAACCTTAATTGTCTTAAAGTCCCCGGTTCAAAACCAAAATCATTTGTTTTTATTTCTATATTTGTCAAAATTTCTCCTAGTTTATCGGGTTTAATATCTTTGAAACCTGGATATTTAAGTTTAGATCCAGGAGAAAATATAGCCAAAAATCTAGGAACTTGTCTAGAAGCATCTTTTAAATATTTTTCTTTTGTAATATTATCTGCAGCGTTAAATTTTTTATCACCATAAATTGCTTTAGCTACATCTTCAAGATCAGAATCAGGATCAGCCACAAATTGATTTCTTATCGCTGTCATCATTGGAACACGCTGTGTAGCTTTTGTTTGAGCACGATCTGCAGCGGATTTAAACTTATCTACAAGTTTAATTTTATTTTTAAATGTATCTTCTTTTTTTAAAGTGCTAACGGCATTTGCAATAGTATCTTTAGGCACTCCTTTTATTTTTGCTTGAATTTCTGGTTCTGTAAGAGCTTTATCTGAATTATTTAAAAGATCTCTTACTTTTTGTATTGTAGTTTTTTTACCACCGTATTTTTTTTTCGGTTTAAAATAACCGATCTCTACAACTTTTTTTAGTTCATTTATTGCTGTTTTGTTTTTAGGTTTATATAATTCAGGAGAAGTTGCTCCTCCTTTTTTAATTTCAAACAATTCTTTTATCTTGTCGTAAATTGGATTTTTATCAACTTTATATTTTTCAATTGTTTTAAATGTAATTCCTAACTTTTTAGCTAATTCCGCTCGGGTTAAAAATCCTTTTGTAACTTCTTTAATTTTTTTCTGTATTTCTTTTCCTTCTTTTATAGCAAGTGCTTTTTTATTAGCAGGAAAATATTTATTAACATTTATTCCTGCATTTTTATTATTTACTCTAAGTTGAAAACTTCCATTTTTATTTTCAAATAAACCCGCTACTCCACCATATTCAAAATTAAATCTTTCTTCAGCATCCTTAAACATTTCTCTATCTAATGCTTTTTGTGGTCTTTCTATATCTTTACCTGTTTTTACAGGAGTATCATCAAAACCAAACTTTCTAACTTTTTTAGGAGATGTTAGATATTTGTTTACTTGTTTTAAAATAATTGGAGTAAGTTTTAAACC